ATTCCTGACCTGACATATTGATATTCTCCTCAGGGTTATAGAAGATTTGTTCTAGTTTATTTATAAAAACGTCGCCATTTAGAACTTCTTGAGGAACTTGTTAAACGCATTAAGAAGAACCGTTTCGCGATCCTTGTTAGTTGCGTATCCCTCGTTGATGTCTTTCTTAATAGCGGCTACTTCTTTTTCGACAAGGATGCCGTTATCCCAGACCCATTCACGACCTTCCATGATCCCATTAGCGAGAGCATGAGGTGCTGAAGGATCTGCTACGATATCGGCTGCTGTTGCAAGATAAAAGTCTCTCTGAACTTCCATGAGACCATCTTTTCTCTTAACTAGAGAACCCATACCGCGTGAAGAGAAGCCTAGTTTAGCGCCTTCCTTCATAAGATTCTTTACGATATTACCATATGGCGTATCCATGATCTTTACTTTGCCAACAAAATTGTCACCTTCTTGTCTCAGTGACTTAACCATGTGCGATACGCGCTCGAGATTAATTGTAGGACCCTGTGGATGTCCAAGTTCACCATAGGCACGATTCTGCTCAACGAACTCGCGATTGTAGCGAGCAACTTCGTTAGCTAGTGTATCTGTAGGATAAACACGACCATTCTTGTTACCAATATTCCCCTGCATCAAAATGCCTTCGAGGAAATACTGTTTCTCACCTGCTTCATTTGCTTCAGTAATGATCTGTAGATTTTCGTTAACTTCGCAGATGAGTTTCATTAGTATCCAGAGCCTCCTGTGATAGCACTGGTTTTATGCACTTTAAGAATAAGTGTCGATGGACCCGAACCAGTTTTTGTTACTACGATATTTGATGATGGATTTCCGCCTTCCATATCAATAAGGCGAGAATCTGACATATCAAAAACGTGCTGACCATCAGAAAGAACAAGAACAGTATTAGCTCCGCGCTTTACTGTCCAGTATGCGTTATTTCCAATAGACCATTCGGCAGAAACGATATTCATTGAACGAACTACTTCGCCAGCTGAGTTTGCTCCTATTGCGGCAGTAGCAGAATTCAAACTGATATAACCGCCAGAATGAAATTTGGCAATGAACCATCCGCCTTTAACGTGTCTGTTTACAATACCTTCAGCCATTATTCCTGATCCTCATGAAGTGAAGCGACAAAATCGAGGATCTTCTCGAATGTATCGGCGCTTTCGTTTACGGCGGCACGGAAAACTTCGCGATTACCAGTATTCAGTTGTTCGTACATATCTACCAAAGCATTAAAAATGTCTTCGTTGATTTCGATTACGTCACCATTAAGAAGTTCAACTTCAATGGCATCATTATCAGACTCACTGATTACTGGTTTATTTACGAAAATTGATTCCTGAAAAGCAGGAACTTGAACAGCAGAAGAAGCAGTTTTAACTGGTTTAAGATCACCTTCTCTTACCTTATCGGCAACTCTCTTTGGTGTCTGTTGACCATGGAATCCAGACTTATCAGCAAGTTTTGAAGTACCCTGTTGAATTGGCGAACGATCACCATTTTCTGGTTGATGAACAGCTTTCTTAGTGTTATTGTCTGTTGTATGAGAATTAGGTGAAACAGGATATTCTTTTGCTGCCACAGTATGCGAATCGACAAAATCTAATTCGCCTTCAGCGCGTGGCATCAAAGCAGCTGCTTCAGGATTGATTTCTCTTTTAGCTTCACGCAGTTGCTTGAACGTCTTCATTTGATTCTGTCTCCTGTGCGGAAGCTTCTTCCTGTGAGTTAAACATACCTGATGCAACTTCTAGTTTTTTCATCTCGAGCGCATCTTGAATTTTATCCGCAAGAGCTGCGTTAATAGCTTCGCGAAATCCATGCGCGTCCTGAGTTGCAGCAGCTTGAATTGCGGTGTAAATTTGTTCCATTATGATTTCCTCATTTTGTGAATCTATTTATAAAATTCAGTATTATTTAGCCCGTTACTAGCCAGTGACCTCTTTTAATTTCTTTTCCAAATCGTCGATCTTGTTTAGCAGATGCTTTATGACTTCATGATGATATGCAATGGCTTGATTGTATCCCATTGTTAACTGCATTCCTTCTGGATGCACCCAACCATCTTCGTCAATCTGTTCTTTCATCTGGTCATTACGAATAACTCCGACCATATGATCGAAACCAGCTTTATGAACAGCCTGAGCACCAAAGCCGGCTTTTAGTCCTTTATCGTCATGCTCTACTGCATCAGTATCCCATGTGTAATGGATACCATCAATCTTCTTTACGAAGTTGATAGCAGTTTCGAGTGGGATCGTTCCTTGAATAACCTTAGCACGTTCATCTGAAGTAGCATCAAATTCTGTTGCTTGAATACGATTCGAACAGTATATGCCGTAAGGTACTGTGCCAGAGCTACCACTAATGTAACCACTTGGACCACCAGAACTAGCTGCCAAATAACCATATCCGCTGACAGCATAAGACTTAGAACCTAATACGTTCAAATATCCTGTTGCGGTTGCTGAGGAGCTACCACCCATAAGAATTGAATTACCAACCGAACCCCCATTGACAGGGCTCTGTTGCTGCATTCTTATATCACCACCATTGGTGTTAATCCACATCGCCGTGCCGCTACCGCGAGAATGAATGTGTGGATTTCCGTCATCATAAAGCGCAAAATTATTATTATTGAAAGATAACCAGTTTGTTGTAGGATCATTACTTGTTGATGCTGCTCCAGCAATACTTTGTTGACCAGCGTCGCTAACTTGCATTATTACAGCTGTGTAGGCACTATTCAATAATTGTAAATTGCCTGAACTATCTGTACGGAACCATTTCGCTGGAGCTGATCCACCACCACCATTGTATGCAACAAGGAAATCGTGATAACCAGCACCACCTTTTGTATTCGTTCCGCGAATAGCAAGAGATGAGTTAGCAGAGCCGGTATAGTTGATACTGACAAGACCACTGAGCGTAGTATTACCAGATACAGCAAGATTCGTCGATACAGTTGCGCGTCCCGTATGCGCGAGTAGACCAGAAGTTGTTGGTGATGCTTTAGTTGCATATGTTGAGACTGCGTTAGCAACAGAAAGTTTAGCTGTATCAAGCGCACGAATAGCTGTGTTAGTAGCTGTTAAAGCTGCCCAAGTCGCACGAGTTGCGATATATGCGTTTGTATTGGCTAATGTTGATTTAACATAAGAGTTAGCAGCTGCATATGCTTTCGTTGTATAAGTCGCAACAGCATTAGCCACCTGAAGATAACCAGTAGCAACTGCTGCTGTAACACCAGTGATAACTGTATCGTTCTGTGTTAGATTCTTAACTGTTGCTGTTGTTGTCGTTACCAACGAACCACCACTACTGCTAATCAGTGAACGAATAGTTGTGTTAGTGTTTAACAGATTCGTATTGAGTAGATTGATACGTGAGTTCGTATTAGCAAGAGCTGCACGTTCAACAGCTTTCGTTTGATATGTTGCTACAGCGTTGGCAACTTGTAAACGATCGTTGATGAGCGTGCGAAGAGCAGTATTTGTTCCAGTTAGATTTGTGTTAATAAGTGTAATACGAGAATCTTGCGTAGCATTCCAAGAGTTTGTGTTGGCTAATGCTGCGCGTTCAACAGACTTCGTCTGATATGCAGCAGCTGCGTTTGCAACTTGCAGTCTATCACTAATCAACGTGCGAAGTGCGGTATTCGTTCCTGTCAGATTTGAATTGACTAGAGTGATACGAGAGTTAGTATCAGCCCATATAGTATTGAACGAAGTGGTGCTAACTTTCGTTGCGATATATGCGTTTGTGTTAGCCAGATATGCTTTTGTATTAGCAACTTGCATATACGACTTGGCATTAGCAACTTGCAGACGATCACTTACAAGCGAACGAATAGCAGTATTGGTTCCAGTTACTGAAGCCCATGTTGCTCTTGTTGCAATGTAAGCATTAGTATTAGCCAAATATGCTTTTGTGTTCGCTACTGAAATTTTGGTTGCGATAAGATTTGTAGTGGATACAGCAAAGTTAGCATCATTCGCGAGAGCGCTCGCGAGCTCGCGTAGCGTATTCAGAGTTCCAGGCGCAGCGTTTACAACATTAGATACTGATGTATCAACATAGTTACGAATAGCAGTATTCGTTGAAGTTAATGCGCTCCACGTTGCGCGAGAAGCAATCGAGCTGTTTGTGTTGGCTAATTGTGATTTGATGAAAACATTTGTGTTTGCCAAATATGCTTTGGTATTAGATACCTGCATATATGACTTTGCATTAGCAACAGAAATCTTCTGATTGATAAGAGAACGTGCAGTTGTGTTCGCAATGAATGTAGAAGTTAGATATGCGTTCGAAACGAGTGGCTTATCATTGATGATCAGTTTCGTGCCGCTAACAAAAAGACGCGCAGCACCAAGATAGATGGTGCTATTAGAAAGCCAAATATCTTTATATCGTGCTGTGTTAGAACCGATACTATATGTTAGATCAGATGTAGGAATAAGTGATCGTGTAGCAACAGTCGTAGTGAAAGTGTTGCTGATTCCACCGCCACCACCGCCACCTGATACAGTATTCGCTTGCCATTTACCAAGCGCTGCGTTCCATACGAGCGCCTGACCATCTGTCGCATACTTGATATTATAATCAACGTCTTCAAGCTTATGTAACCAAACCTCACCAGAACCAGCAGGTCCACCACCTACCGCAGCATTATATGCAATTTTTGATATACGTTTATCAACGTCTTGTTCAAACTGATCAAGTTTCTTTTCTAGCTTAGTTACGTCAGCATCAGAACCTGGATCACCTTTATCACCCTTTGGCCCTCGTGGTCCTACTGCTCCATCTTTGCCATCTTGTCCGTCTTTTCCATCTCGGCCAGGAATGCCTTGAGGACCGCTTTTTCCTGTCGCGCCTTTTGCTCCATCACGGCCATCGCGTCCGTTGGCTCCGTCAACACCTGGCGGTCCTTGGTCTCCACGCTCTCCTCGCTGCCCTCGTTTACCAGGAATTCCCTGTTCGCCTTGTTCTCCTCGTTCACCTTGATCTCCTTTCTCTCCCTTTAATCCAGGATCACCCTTATCTCCTTTATCACCACGAGGGCCGCGTTCGCCATCTTTTCCAGCAGGACCAGTTAAACCAGTATCGCCGCGAACTCCTGGAACTCCAGGATCACCCTTATCACCTTTATCACCTTTAGCTCCAGTGTAACCAGTGTTTCCTATAATTTTGCCTAGATTAGAAACTGTTCCGTCACTGAACTGTAAAATAAGTTCGTTTTCGAATATGCGTGCGTCAACGATGCTACGACCATCGCGCCCGTCTTTAACATTTATGGAATTGATTTGCTCAATAAGCTGAAAACGAACTTCTTCTATCTCAGCTTTTGCGAGCTTAGTGGCAACAGTAAGGAGCTTTGCCTGTTCCAGCTGATTCATAATTACTCATCGTCCCTGATCTCTATCTCTTCAATCACAGCGTCTTTAAGATCAGCCATAGATACTTTTTCAATTGCTTTAGTCATACTTTCGATGAGTAATTTGTCTTCTTCTGTAAGAGCTCTAGGTGTGAAATCTTCTTTTGTTACCTTTTTGGATCCAGGAATTTCATGCTTGACTTTGATTTCAAGTTTTTGCGGAGTAGCCTTTTCCTTTTGAGCTTGTTTCGCTTGATCTCCAGCAGCTTTCTGATCACCAGCTTGCTGTTTAGCCATGCGCTTATCTTCACGATCTTGCATCATTTGCTGCTTTTGATCTTCTTGAGCCATGACTTCATCTTCAGCTGATTGTGCTACTTCACCTTCAGCTGACATTTGAGCATTCATTTCTTTGATTTCATCTTCAGTTTGACGAAGAACGTTCTTACGAATCCACTCTACAGAGTAATACTTACCAACATATGCGTCGACAATACCAAGAACAGAAAGTCGATTGTTCAACATATCCTGTTCTTTGATTTCAGCGTAGTAGTTATCGCGCTGGAAATCATACTTAATATCGTCTTTCATTTCCTTCCACTCGTCACGAGTCATTACACCCGTGAGAAGCAGCTGGATTTCTAGTAGATTATCGAATAGATGCGAAAAACGATCGCGCAGACGTTCGATGAATTTGGCAAACTTTACTTCGTCGCGAGTAATTTCGCCATTACGACCAAGTGAAAATTGACCTTCTGGTTCAAGACGGGAAATAGGAACAGATAGTGACTTGTAGAGTTTCTTACGGAAGTATTCTACGTCTTCCATCTGTCCAAGATTCTCACCGCCAGGCAGCGTGGTAATTTCCGTACCACGTCCACCCTCGCGGCGTGGGAGCCAATAATCTTCAAGCATCGTCATGAACTTACGCGAATCTTTAACTTCGCCGTTGTTCGCATCATACACGAGACGATTCTTATGACGAACCATCATGTCACGAACATACTGTTCAGCTTTTGCCTTTGGTAGATTACCAACGTCAATGTAGAAAATGCGACGCTCAGGAGCGCGAGCAAGACGGTAGATAACTACAGCGTCTTCAAGCATACGCAACTGATTGAGTGGCTTAATCGCTTTATGAAGATGCGATACGACCATGCGATTGCGAGCGTCAA